CGCCAATTCACTGAGTCTAACATCTCCAGCCATGATCAAAGAATCATCACCTTTAAACAAAGCACAACACAAATCATCAATATCATATATTGCACCACAAATGGCGATATTAAGTATTGTGTTGAAATCAATCGTAAATGGTTCACCAGAATGTTTCTTTGCATAACCACGCATATGAACAAGACCAGGAGTTGATGTTGACCAATTGGTTCGATGTTCTCTATACAATTCAACCAATTCCGGATTGTGACAAGCCAAAAACAATATATCAGATTCAAAATAAATGGTTAATTCACTTTGCGAAGAATCATATTCAGTAAAATCGTTCTCAACCATCACAGGGCGTCGGCTGAACTTATCAATAAACTGCTGCATGAACTTTGCTGCAACATCACCAATTTCATTTTCGACGACACCGATTGAATAGATACAGTTTGGTTTGAGCAGTAATTTAATCTTATCAGATATCATTCTTGAATATGTTGCGAATGCAACATTCATCATTTTATCCCATGAATTAACGCCCTGCCCCAATTTTTCTTTCTTCAAAGCGTCAAAGTCAGCATCAAATTTTGTCTGTCGTTTCATAAAAAATTTAATCATGCGCATTGTTGTGTTGACACAAATATCATCAATTTCAGTCATCGATTTAAGGTCAATTTTCTTATCATTTAATGCTTCAAGATAATCAACCAAATATTTGGAAACTTCTTCTGGATCACATTTAAAATAGTCATTGAATTCATCCGACCCAACGTCATATTTCAGAAACTGATTCAGCCCACATCGCAAATCATTGATGTAATGATTAAATAAATCATTTTTAAGGTACATTTTCGTTTTCTTGCCGTACCTACCAAACAAAGTGGCCAAAGTTAACAGTTTATCTTTAGATTCATAACGTCTAGCAACAGTCATGCCGGCAATACATTTACCTTCAACATTAATTTCAGTTTTATCGCAAAACGTAGTATTGACGATTGCATAACCTTGATCTATATCAGGCAAATCGAACCTTCTGACAAAAGCAAATTGTGATTCATCACAGTAAAAATCAATCAAACAATCTAACATAGGAATTATGTCTTCAGCATAACAAACAACATCAGAATAGATTGGCGCATTATCAATTGTTGTTATTTTGAGATATGGCGCTTGATTATGATATTTAGTCTCTATCAAAGGTATATTAAGTCGATTTATACACAAATCAATCGGTGTATCATTAATTTGCAAAATAATCTTCTTAACATCACCTCTTTGATCATAAATAACAAGTGTATCTGTATGCCTGGTACATGCAACAATCACATGCTCAATTGACTTTTTCAAGAAATCATAATCACCAGTTTCAATCACCCAAACTAGATTTTGCACAGTATCGCCCTTCATTTCATGTATTGTATTAACTTTATGTTTAGGATACATTTTCTGGTATCTCAATTTGGCATCTTGTTTAAGCACTTGAATATGACAATCACCGCATTTAACGTAATCATCAATAGAATTAACAAAAACAACGCTAAATCTTTTATTATTGATTGTATAAGATGCATAATCAAGCGCTTTAGTTAATATTCGGCAAATATCAACTGGCATTCTGGCGGATACTTTATTAAGACATTCAACAGCACCAAACTTATGTTCAGGACCAAATCCACAACGAACAAAGTCAATTTTATTAATTTGTCTATCATCACCAAAGCCATATATTGACCCATTAACAGTATTAATCTGCACGAAATAGTATAAATATGCTAAATTGATCTCAAACATCTCGTCAATAAAAACATTTCTGAATTTAGACTTCAACACAAGACCAGCTTGAAACGTCTTAACACAACCACTCTTGAATCCTTTTGAAACATACATGTCTTTCAATGCCCGTGTATTGACTAATATTAAATCATTGTTGTTAAAGTTATCACATATGAATCGACTTTTACCAGCACCGGCAACACCATTAGCAATTTTAATGCGAACACTCACGTCAGCTTTATTCATTTTTGACGCCAATCTGACAAATTCTCTATGCAACTCTTCATATCGTTCATCTTTAGTGTTAAATTCCACAGACAACATTTTATTGTTTTGAAAAGTTAATTGATATTGTTTCTCAACAAATTGAACCTTTGGAATGCAGTCTCTGGTATAAACGACGTTATCAAGATTGACGGCACCAAGATAATAATTTAAGGCTGAATAATGTGCCAGCATGAAATTCAGTTTAATAAATTCATAATTCATTTTAAGACGATCTTTAATTTTATCGATAATTAAATACACTTCTTTATTTACGGACAATGAACTTTTAGGTTTGAAAAATCGATGTTTCATGTTAATTCTGCTAAAACTACAATTGATCTGATTGTAAAACATTTTAATAACAATTGCACCATGTTTGGCAACATTCTTCTTAAAAGCTGCATACATCGAGAGAACATCAATATTCTTATCAGCATTACAAGCATCAATATAAACTAGACTAAAACGAGTGTCGACGTTAAAATTCATAACATCATTCAAATGAACTATGTTGTTATTAGCTTGCAACGTTTGATTCAAATCCAATGCACCATCACCAGTGTAGTTGATCCCACAATGATGAACGTCAAATAATTCTTTTTCAATGTATTCATAAACGTAGCCAGGTGCTATAGATACTTCCAAAATGCTTTTCAATTCGAACTTCTTATTCTTAACAGGTATTTCACGACAAACGTCAATAAATTTTGACACACAACGATGATTGTTAGTTCCTTCAATTATCTGTATTCGATTATACAAATCATTTCTGGCAGCCAGCATTACTTCATAATTTTTGATATTACTCTCCAAACCAGCAACAAATGTACAATTCTCATCTACTTGCGATCGGAATGTTGTTATAGAATCAGAATCGTCAAAATTATTCAGTTGTCCCTTGCTGCTGATATAACACATATGTTCACGTTGGATTAAAAGATGATAGGCAGGACCGAATTGCCCATAAACTTCATGTGTTTGATCGTGGTGAATGCACAATCTTATTTTAAAAGCCTCAGCTGCCAATAAAAACACAAACGGATTTGCGTAGTATTGCGAATCGACACAATTGTTAAAACAAGATAAATTTTGAATGACAGCTTCATTAAAAACACCAGCAACCGAACTTTGAGGCAAAAATTCAACAAACCTTTTGCGCAATTCACGTGGTTGCAAGTGTGTTATGCCTGCGACACGCAAACAATGGTAAAAACAATTACCAT